AACACAAGCACTTTACTGGTACTTTTTACTAGACAAACGTACTAACTAGTTTTATTCACACTTTGTAGTCTCTTATTAAATGTACAGTACACAATTTTGTGGGTATGGCATGGGAAGGCATTTAAATTGCGCACTGCACTACCTTATTATTTAGATTCTCGTACTGTTGTATATTCTTTAAGAAGCTCATTGAATTTATTTCTAAACTCAGTCATTTTCTCAGATGGCTCAACAGAAGTTCCACCTCTAAAATATAGAGTTGGTGAAACCCATTTACCATCTTTTGTTTTCATATACCGCTTTGTACTTCTTTTTCTTTCACTTGCTAGACCTTTTTCTTTTATCCCTTTAGCAGTTGTTTTATTTATTATACCTGCTTTTTCTAAGGATTCTAGGTCTGTGGATGTTAACTTACCCATGTATCTTCTCCTGTTTCTTTATTTTCATGTTCTCTTACAATAAAAGATATATAACTTAGATTAACAGTTAAATCGACATCTTCTAATGTTTTAAAACATAGCATTGATTTACCATTAAAGAGTTTTGTTCCGACATATTTTACTTTTCTAAACTCTACGCCACTGTTAAATCCAATATCGTATCTTTTATTCTCTTTGAATTTAATTTCATTGTAACTCCATGAATCTACCATACATCTTCCTCTACGTTTGATTTATTATCTTTTCTAGATGAAGCATCAACATCTTCTTCACTAGCTATACCTACAAATGAAGACAAACTGTATCTTCTAAAGTATGTAATAGCACTGCCAACTGATTGATATGTGTTCATACCTTTAGATTCTGCTATTGGAGATTTAATTTGACAACTAATCCATTCTCCTGATTCAGCGTGCATATAAACAGTATTAACACCAACTGACTCATTATCCCCAACAGGCATTTGAACAAATGATATGCCATGCTTTCCCAATAAAGGTCTTAGGTATTGAACAAGTTTATCAAACGATGTGTAATTATAGCCATATCCCTTGCTGTCTTTAGAAATATCTCTTATTTCTTTCTGAACATCAAGTTGAGCTAATGCCAAATTCTTAATGGAATCTGACTGTAGGTGACTAGACATTTTTACTCCTTTTTATAGTTTTAGATTGTTTTGTTTATTTTTGATGTAAGGACTGTTGCATCTGTAAGAATATTGACAATAGTTGCACTCCCATTCTTGAACTGGGGATTGGATATTTATTCCAACAGGAACACTATCTGGCTCCATTGATAATCCTTCCCATTCATTTATGGAAGACCACAACTCATTCCAATATTGTTCAGCTCTATACATCCACATACTGTCTATCTGTATAGGTGGTTTCATCATGCTATTATCTTTATTATACCAACAAAGATACAGCTCTGTGGCTTCTAAGTCACTGTCTTTGGGGTGAGTGGCTAGACCATATGTGCCTAATTGCAGATTATAGTTAATATCAGAATTTACATCTACATTAACACGACCAAATTTCTTTCGCCATTTATACCCTGCAACTGTTTTTAAATCATAAACCCTATTAATAAGATTATTATTAGATTGCTCAAATATATCAATATGACCTATGATTTTTAATTCAGGTATCTTTACCTGCTTTTCCGTTTCTATTTTTGTTTTATGCGATTTATTATACGATTTTATAGCTTTCTCAAAATCAGAATGAACTATTGTACCAAGTCTAAGAAGTCTATTGACTCTCATGTTAGGCTCATCAGAGTCTACATCATTTAATTTATAGTATTGCTTTTTAAAACAATGACCAGCTGATGATGCTCCAATCCACCCTTTAAACTCTTCGTACTTTTTATTTCGTTCTTCTTGTTCGGACTCTAAGAATTCAGCGTATATACGCTCTAAGTCAACCATCGACTACATTGCGTCTTTACGTTGTTGATACTCCTTAGGTTTTTCAGATTTAGCATCCCAAGGTCCAGACATATCAGACTCATCTTCTAATTTTCTTGAGACTTGGATACTTAGATATGGATCACCTTTCTTTGTTCTAGATTTCCAAAGAGAAACTTGAAATTCCTCTTCGTTTAATGTAAGAGAACCACCAAAATCAGGTTGCTTATCATTTGTCTTTTCTCTTGTGAATGCGGCGCCTTTACCGACTTTTTCATACTTAGCCATTTATAGCTCCTTTTTGTTAGTTATTTAGTACAAGAATTTACTAATATTTTTTGATAATTATTACAAAAATAATGCATCATTATTTGTTTTTTTGGGTGACAGGCTTTCGCACCGAGGTAGGTACTTTTGGAAAGGGAGTGGGTCAATGATAACCCCCTGCCACCCTTTGCATTAATCAATAAACTATATTCAACATATCTGAAACCCGCCTGAATGATCACAAAATTTAGCAAAATTTCTAACGTTTTCTGCATTGAAAGGATAATTTGTCTCTAATGGCTTTATCTTACCAACGGGTATTCCTTCTTTTTTTGTGTGCTCTGTATTGCATGCATTGCAATCACCTTTAACATTTTTGTCATTTCTAGTTCCTGTTCCTCCACATAACTCACAATCTATTAAATTATAAGACTCAATAGTTTGATGATACTTCTGTTCATATTCTTCAATTCCACCAAATTTATCTACTGCTTTTAATCTTGTAGCAATCTTTTTAGCTTTAGTTTTGCTTATCTTAACTCCATCATTATAACATCCACCTTCCATATCTTTTTCTGTTAGAAAATCGTTACATATGTTACAAACAAAATCCCACAGAGGTCTCCACCACCATACATTATTTCTAAAGTATGCTCCATTAGTATTCTCCTGCCATGCAAAATAAGCATCAACTTGTTCATTGTCATTCCAATTTGGACCATCTGGCTTATCTTGGTTATTCGGTTTAATTCCATAAAGATCAAAACCCATTATTTTACCTCACTTTCAAATGTTTTAATAAATTCACTATTATATTTTTCGTGCAATTTATCGTAGTGAGTAATGATACTTAAATATATGTCCTTATTGAGACCAGATGCTTCAACCGCATCAGGGCTAAACATATTCCAATTACCATATCTACGAACTTCTTCATAAGCAGAATATTGATTAAATGTTATGTTATTAACATCTTCAATACCATTATTTTTTTGCATTTTAACTCCTTTTTATTTAAGTAACAAGGCGAACTCTGCGTACGCTACCGATTTATTGGTTCATTAAGCTGTTTCAACCCCGTCGGGAAAGTAGAACACTCGGTTAAACTTTTACACGATTCAGCACCTTATTACTTGTTTTATGATCTCATGACTACTTTAACTACGCCTATTATGTAATATATGCCACAATCTCTTAATATCATCTTTTGTCATATCATATACCATCTTTTTGTATTTGACTTTGAAATATTTAGAGACCTCAGTAAGCATCAAAACATAATCATGATTAGGCTGTTTATCATTGTTGTCCTCGTACATTGTTCTTTATGATGTTTTTTGTTTAAATGCTGTGATTGTTTCATCTAAAGCATTACGAAGATTATTCAATGATTTCATAAAGGTATCACCTTCAAAGGGAACCGTGACTAATGGTTCTTTGTTTGTTTTAGTTATTAGTTGATATGTTCTAAAATCAAAATTAGATTCCTTCATTCTATCAACTTCATCTGTTGTCACTTTCATTATTTTGCAAACTTCATCAGTACTAAAATCAGCTGTTAACAGTGAATGGACTCTTTCGCATGTTCTTTCTGTAACTTTATTTGGCTTGTATTTTGTTTTAGTATACTCATTAACTTCGTCATTATTAATCGTTGCAACCCTTGTTCTTGTACCTTCATTATAGTCATAAATAATAGCTCCAGTACCTTTTGCTTTTGATATTACAGATGTTAGAGTACCTGTTTTTATTCCTTCTTCATTACCCCAACCATGAAGCGTTTTGAAAGAATATCCAACATTAAGTACCATTTTGGTATTAAGCAAGTTTATAACTTGTTGTTGTATTGATTGACCTCTATTTCGCATTGTTTTCTCCGTTTGTTTATCTTTGTAGTAATCTGCGATTATCATTATAAAAAATCCAATCGCAACTAATCCAAACAGTGATATTTCTAACATCACTGTCTTCTTTGGCTTTCTGTATGAAACATTCCGCCTCTCCACATGAAGAACTGTTTAGCTCCTGTTGTAGAACTATCCCCTAAAGCTGCTTTTGCATAAGCAAATGCTTTATTAAATGTTTCATTGTGTTCGTATGGAACTTTTAATATTCCAAGTGATGAGTATTCAAGAGTCTGAACTTCATATTCATCTTGTTGCTCAGTTATTTCAGCTAATTCTTCTACTTCTTCAACTTCTGGGACTTCTTCTTCAATAATTATCCAATCTGAAGAATTTCTTATCCATATAGAAGTAAAAGCAATTATTAAAAACGACACAAGAACAAACATCTGCTTATTCTTTGGTAATGTCATATCCATAATTTACTCCTTTATCTGTTTTTACTTTACTTGAAATTCAATATATTCTGTTCTAGAATTAACATTATTTCATCATACTTTATTTTATATTTAGCATTTACATTTATAATGCTCTGTTCAAGCTCTTCCATTTTTTTAATTAACTGTAACAATTTAAGATTTTCTTCATTATTACCATGCTCTCTATGTTGTTTTAATATTTCAACAACCTCTTTACTTCTCATTCCATCATCACCTACTGCAATATCCACTGCTTCTTGTATTTCTTCTAGTTTAAATAACATTGATACTCCTTTATCATATTTAATTATTCAGTTTGTTTGTGCTTTTCCTTAATTTTCTTGCTATCTGAGCAGGTGTTCTACCTTCTCTGTTAAGCTTAGCATTCAGCAATCTCTTCTTACGCTTGCGGTCTTTAGCTTTGGTATTAGGCATTATTTAACTCCATGTTCTTTTAAAGCAATATTTACGACTTCTTTAACTTCATCTTTAGTAAACAACCTAAGATTATTTATTTTCTTATAATAATTGCTTCTAAAGTAGAAAGCCATTGCTCCTCCAATAAACCCTGTTAACACTAATCCAATATGTTCTGCCCACAGTATCAGATTTTTACTAGCATCATAAAATTCCATTGTTTTTGACTCCTTCTTTGAATTCAATATATAGTTACATGTTCTTTCCCACATGATTAAAAGTATTAATGCTATTATGCTATGCTTTTGCGGGTTCATTAACACCTCCATTATCATCTAATTCTGTTCTAGCTTTCTCAATTATTTCATTAAATCTATCATTTAAGAAGTCATTAATTTCTGATTCTTTAAATCCTAATCCTATAAATATTTGAGTAACCATAGATGATATTGCTACAAAGGCAAGGTCTCTTTTTTCATCATCACCTCTATGAGCTTTACTTGCCAGTATAGATGCAAATGTATGTAAATCAACAACAGTTTTAATAATTTTATCTTTATTCATCTTTTACTCCTTTTCTTCATCTTAGATATTAGTTCACTATCTTCATCGTTTAGTCTGATGTATTCTGCATCTCTTTCATTTTTAGTATCATACCACGTTACTTTTGTCACAAATCCTTCTCTCACCTCTATTCCATAGACAGTTAAATCAGGTCCTTTGTTTGATGGGAATGACAGTACTCTTTTTATCGTAAACATAATTATACCTTCCCCTTTGTTAATTATATTTGTTGCTTCTACATTGTTTATTCAATCTTTCTGGTGAACTGTACCTTGGAAAGTCACTGTTGAATATTATCATACATGAATCAAGCTGTAAGTATGTTGAATTGTTTCTTTGCTCGACTGATATGATTTTATCTGGGAACTTATCCATTATCTCTTTAATAGAAAGATTATCTAAACTGTGCCTGTTGATAGGATTGTTAGGGTTTCTAGTATTCTCCATAATATGCTCCATAGTGAATGTTAATATCTTCATAATGATGATTGTTTATATAATCATAAACATTTTCTTCTTTATAATGTTTTAGAAAGAACTCATCTGTAAGTAGAACCATAGCTGTTATATTACTGTTTCTTAATATATCAAGATGTTTATTATTAGAAAGATAGTCATCTAATGCTTCTTGGTCTTTAAATTTCTTAATTGTTATCATTGTTTACTCCTGTTGGTTTTTAAATTATTAACAAGGGAACAGACATATCATGGACCACAATATATCCGCTCCCTCTTTAACTATTCTATGTTATCAATATACTTATCAACTGCATCATGCATGTGGCGCACCATACAATTAGTCTGTCTATTAATACCATCTTTATATCCATCTTTATACCCTTTATCATAACCTTTCTTATGATTAGCATCTTTAGCTACTGTAAATATTAAACCTACAGTAACTGAAAATACGAACAACCATAGAGCATAAAACCATATATCTTCTAATACAAGTCCTATTACATCCATTGTTTAACTCCTTATTACTTTAGTTTATGACAATATCTTAGTTTATGACCAAGTTAATACTAATTATTGTAATATAATAGATAAATATAGCAGGCTAATGCTTCCTCAAAAGACTTACTTAACCCACTATATCTATATATATAAGCACATAGAGTGCTAATAGCTAATGAAAGCTAGCCGAAGCTAGCCTTCATCGAGTAATCCTGGCTGTCTGGGCTCTGGTAACTCAAGCCCTTCGAACGGGTTGTTAAGATTAAATGCTGTTGCTATCTGTGAACATCTACGTACGTTCTCTACAAACCTACGCTCTACTTGCCACGCTCCTTCGATGGTGACACCGAGTACACGTGACTGCTTGAACGGTGCTGTTACTATCTTACTTGCGTAGTCATCAGATGCTTGCTTAGCCATCTTATCTAGTGTTGATTGGTCCATGAGGACCTCCTTTCTTATTGATTAATTAATTTATACTATAAAATTTATAAAAATGAAATATAACTTAAAATTCAAATTTGAAAATCCCCGATTAGGGGATATAGGGGTAATAAAGGCTGCACATCAAAATCCTGCAATTTTTTCAAGTAAATTTTTATTTTTTTATTATATATATATATATATTATATATGCATTATAGGCTTTATAGACATTATAGGTATTATAGTATATATAGTTAAATAAAGAAGAGTACAGGAGTATATATATAATATATGCTTTATAGGCTTTATATATTATACGCGCGTATTATATGTTTTAAAAAATCATTGATTGATAATCCTTTTATATATTAAACTCAGACGTGATGCAGAAAGAGCTAGAGATATTAAGCAAGCTCACTAAAGAAGAGCAATCTTCTATTCTACAGCTTATTAGTAGTAGTACTAGTAACCTAATCCCTATCGAAATAGATGGTATTGTCTACCACATACCAATCCAAGTTCATGATTTAATTGATAACTTGTCTCTTCAGATTAGAGAGTTGATATCTATAGATGGCGAAGATATTGAGCCAAATTAACATGAAGTCTAAAGAAATAAAAGGAGTCGAGCATAAAGTATTTGAAGATACGAAAGATTTTAACGAATACTATGAAAATGAAGATGATCGTCCAAATGTTATGTTTGACTGGAGAGTAGCTAATGAAGGTGATTGGGTATTAGCTGACGATGGCGGTATTGTCCAAATACTCAAGAAGTCTTCAATAAATCACCCAAACGATAGAAAGAATTATAAGTATTGCGAAAACTATGTCAGGACAGTTGTTGGTACATTTCTATGTCTTGATAAAACAAAGATGGATACTGACTTTAACAATCATCCAAATAGGTATACATTTTCTAAGTCATCAGAGAATCCATCAAAGAGAGTATATACTCGACAAAACGTAACAAAGAAAGAGAAGATATTTGCAACAAATGTAGCTGTTGGTATGGGAGCTGTCAAAAGTTATATGGATGCGTTTAGTGAAACAAGTTCGTATAAAGCGGAAAAGAAAGCTGCGATATTATTAAGACAAGAGCGAGTTATGAAAGAAGTAGAGAAATCAGTGCAGGATGTAGCTAAGTCTATGGGCATCGACCACGAGTTTGTATTAGAGAAACTCAAATGCCTAGTAGAGAACTCTCCTGAAGATAATATAGTTTTAAATGCTGTAAAAGAGATTGGTAAAGCAATCGGCACAATAGGCGGTGCAACAATAAAGCAGAAAGAAACTGGTATCATAGGATTATTCCAGGGGTTCGAGCCTTCTCAATTAGAGAGTGCTCAGCGTCCAAGTGGTGAATTAACTAGTGGTGAGGTCACTAGTGAAAATTCTAAGTAATAGTTTGTCTAGAAGTAAGAAAAAGGAGTAGTATATGTTATGTCCACATTGTGCATCAATGCACACTAAAATACATGGCTATAGGAGAAATACTGATAATGACTTAATGCAGCGTCATCTTTGTAGAAATTGCAATAAAACTTTTACAGTTCCATATGAAACCCAAATAGATGATAGTGAGGATGGAGAACATAAGAAAGTTGAAGCTGGTAGTGTTTTAAGGTATGAATACAATGGAAAAGTAAGAATTCATGGTTTGACGGATGTTCATATTGGTGCGAATGAGCATGACCATGAGAAACTGAGAGACGCTATAAAGATTATTAAAAATGATAAGTTTGCAAGATGGTTTGGTAATGGTGATTTGTTAGAGTGTATCCCTCCTAACTACAAAATACCTCAGCGAGGTCAATCAATGTCTCCAGATGACCAGTATGAAGAATCGTTGAAATTATTAAGACCTATAGCTGATAAGTGTTTGTTTATCAGAGGCGGTAATCACGATTATTTAAGAAGTATCAAAGTTCTTGATTTTGATATCTCGAGAGGAATGGCTAATGCTTTGGGAGTTCCATACTATGAATTACCTGGGTATACTACTTTAGTGACAGGAGGTAGAGAGTGGAATCTTGTAAGTGGTCATGGTGTTGGAGGTGGGAAGAATGGCGACTTAGAGTTGGACAAGATGGCTTCTGTGTATAGTGATGGGGATGTATTCTTTTTAGGTCACAATCATCAGTTATATGCAAAACCTATAGATTCAATATCTATTTTAGATGGTGAAGAAACATTACATCGCAGGTGGTACGTTAGAGGTGGTTCATTTTTGAGATATGCTAACTATGCAAGATATTCTATGTTTCCAATCATCAGGACGGGTTGGGTTACTATGGAGTTTGATAGAGATGGGATTGAGTGTTGGGTAAATTAATATTTGGGAATTGATATAATGAGTAATGGTAAAAGAGCTGAAGATTTGCTTATGAACAGATTTGTTCTTGGGAAAGATTATGTCCAAGGGTTGAGGATAAAGTATCCATGGGTCGATAGAGCTATTAGCAGTGGTCTCAGAACAAAAAGAAATCAGTCAGTGTATACAATGACAGTTGAGATAGATGGTCAGCATATGGTCATCCCAACAATAAGGCGTAAACGTGATAAAATGGGAAAACCATTAAATGAACTCTATGAATTGTCGGAAGATAATGCAATAAAAATGTCATTAAAAAACAGGGATTTTATTCCAGCGACTTCGAAAGAGGCTGCTCAGTATATATCTCATGGTTTATCTAATTATCTAGGAAATCGATAAATTGGGTAAATTAGATATATATCATCAATCCAAATCTAAGCCAAGATTTGATTTATCTCTAGGAGATGCAGTGACAGAGTTAAAATATCTAGTTGAGCAGTTAAGTACATTTGCGATAGTTAATCCATCTAATACAGACTTAATCTTGTTAAAAGAGATAGTTGCTGTCGTTGAAGGGATGGAGATACCAGAAATAATAGGAGGAGAACAAAACAGTGGCGAAGCGTAAAAATACAATTTCAAAACATGATATAATAAGAGCTGTTAGGTCTATAAATGCTCGTGTTGGATACCTAGAGAATATGATATCATCGTTAAGTGAAATGTTCAGAGAATATGTTAGTTTTATGGATAATGAGGATGGATACCTAGAACATCTAGATAAAAAGTCTAAAGAGGAAGAAGAAAAATTAAAAGACGATGAAGCCGTAGTCGAGAAGTTGGACGATGAAGAAGAAGATTGATAAATTTGTATACCCAGCTAAGTTACTGAGAGTTGTCGATGGTGATACATGCGACGCTATGATTGATTTAGGTTTTGATATCCATGTCAAAAAAAGAATCAGGTTTATGGGTATTGATACATGGGAGAGCAGGACTAGGGATAAGGAGGAAAAGAAAAAAGGATTAGCTGCTAAAGAGTTTACCAATAAAATGCTTAGTGATTCAGATGATGGTAAATTTTTAATTAAATCATTTGGTGTGGGTAAATATGGTAGGGTCCTTGGAGAGATTTTTATAAAAGGTCATGATGTTTCCTTGAATGAACTGCTTAAGGAGAATGGTCACGCTTCTGAATATTACGGAGGTAAAAGAAATCGAAAATGAAAGATTCATTAAAAGCATCAATGATTGATAGGTCTGAGAAGATAACGATAGATACTCCATATGGGACTATTGAATCTGACTCTGGGAATCATTTAATTGATATAGCAACAATATTAATTATAATTTTATTTTGCGCATTGTTAAAGTTTAAGGGTTTATCATTACTAAAGAATCTATTTAAAAATAAACCTGATAAAGATAAATATCCACGGTGAACATTAACAGTCAAGATACTAGCGAAGCTGAGAAAGCTTTATTATTAGCTAGTAAGGATTTAATAGCATTTGGTAAGCTTTTCTTGCCTGAAGATTTTTTACGAAGTGAGACACCTCCATTTCATTATGAAATAGCGGATACTGTAGACGATAAGGAAATAAAGCAGTCTGCTATTATAGTTCCAAGAGGTCATGGTAAGACTATCTTAACAAAAGCATCTATACTCAAAGATTTTCTATTTTGCCCTAAAGATGACTTCTTATTCTATGCATGGGTATCAGCTACTCAGAAGTTGTCGGTAGGTAATATGGATTATATTAAACATCACCTTGACTTTAATGATAGGATACGCTATTATTTTGGAGATACTAAAGGCAAGAAGTGGACAGAAGAGGACATAGAATTAAAAAATGGATGTAAATTAATCAGTAAATCTAATGTTGCTGGTATTCGTGGTGGAGCGAAACTGCACAAAAGATATGACTTAATCGTATTGGATGATTTCGAACATGAAGCAAATACAATCACAAGGGAAGCTAGGGATAAGAACGCAAATCTTGTTACTGCTGTTGTTTATCCCGCGCTTGAGCCTCATACTGGTAGGTTGCGTGTTAATGGTACTCCCGTACATTATGATTCCTTTATTAACAATCTTCTTACACAATATGCAAAAGCTCAAAAAGATGGGGATGACTTTGCTTGGAGGGTGATTACATATAAGGCAACTCAGCCTGATGGGTCACCTCTTTGGGCATCGTTCTTCCCAAGTGAAAAATTAGAGGAGAAGAGAAAGTTCTATAATGACTCTGGTCAGCCTCATAAGTTCTATCAAGAATATATGATGGAGGTTCAGAGTGAGGAAGACGCTGTTTGGACTAGGGACCATTTGAAATATTATGATGGTTACTATAAGAATGAAGATGGTATAAACTACCTCATTATGGATGGGAATGAGATTCCAGTTAATACATTTATTGGATGCGACCCTGCTACTGATATAGATACTAAACATTCTGACTTTAGCGTTATTATGGTTATAGCTGTAGATGCTAATAACGAACTATATGTTCTTGAATACGAGAGGCATAGAAGTATCCCAACATTAGGGACAAAGGATGCTAATGGTGGTATCATTGGTAGGATTGGAGTTGTAGACTATATTATATCTCTATATGAAAAGTATAAATGTGTTTCAGCTACGGTTGAAGATGTAGCTATGAATAGAAGTATATTTCAGTCTTTGAATGATGAGAGGCGTAGGTTAAATAGGTTTGATATATCAGTTATCCCTCAAAAACCGGGTGGAACTAATAAAAGAAATAGGATATATAGTGGTTTAAGCGGTAGATTTAGCGTTGGAACAATACATTTAAGAAAAAATATGTTTGATTTAATCAACGAAATTGTTACATTTGGACCCAAAATGTCGCATGATGACACTATAGAAACACTTTATTACTCACAAATACACGCATTTCCGCCTAATATGAAGAAGAATAAAGATAAAAAAACATGGTTTAAACCAAAAAAGAAAGCTAAAAGCTGGGTAGTAGCGTAAATAAACGATAGGAGTATATTATGCCATACGGAAAAGGTACATACGGAAGTAAAGTAGGAAGACCACCAAAAAAGGGGAAAAAGAAGTCAATGTCTAAGAAAAAGTCAGGGAAAAAATCGAAAAGGTAGATAATGCCTGACAATAGATTTAAGAACTCTTCACCTTTAAAAGGTGGAAATTATTGGCAGAATTTTGTTCCCAATCAGAACATTGAATCTAAAAAGACATCGATTGGTGTTGATGATTATTTTTCTAATTTAACCAAACCAATTAATTTCTCTCGATCATTGTATGACTTATTGGGTCTTAAATTTGATATCTCAAGTTCGGATATTGGGGTTAGGCTTTTACAGAAGGGTAAATTTGATATTCCAATAGGTAAGGATCATTCTGTTTATGGTAGATACAATAGAAGAAGAGGCGGGGATAGTCCAATAAAGTTTTCTGATTATGATTGGAAAGTAGGCGTTAGATTTCCAATAAATACTAAGTAAAGGATAAAAGCGTTATGGCAAAAAGAGGAAGAAAAAACAAAGCTAGTATCAATAAGCAATTATGGGATAGGGCTAATAGTACCGATAGGTCAAAGTGGTATACTAAAAGTCAACAAGGTTACGATTTTTATCTAGATGACCAGTTAGCTAAGAGGGAGAGAGATTCTTTAGAAGAAGCTGGAATGCCAACATTCACAATAAATAGGATATTACCTATTATTGAGATAATGAAATATTTTGTCACTGCTAATAACCCAAGATGGAAGGCTGTAGCTGTAACTGGTGATGATACTGATGTAGCTCATGTTCATTCCGAATTATCCGATTATTGTTGGCATATGTCTAATGGTAAGTCTGTATATGGTCAGGTTATTCTAGATAGCCTTGTAAAAGGGGTTGGTTATTTTCTTGTCGACGTAGACCAAGACGCAGACCATGGAAAGGGCGAAGTTACATTTAGCCGTGTAGACCCATATGATGTGTTTGTAGACCCGTCTAGTAGAGATTTTCTATTTAGAGATGCTGGATTTGTTATGATAAAGAAGTATCTTTCTAAAACTCAGCTGAAAAATATGTTTCCTCAATACGCATCTAAGATTTCAAAGGCTTCTGATAGTGCGGGTAACTATTCACATTCCGATAGGGATATTGAAGATTCAAAAATAATATATCCAGATGATATATCGTATACATATACCCCTGAAGCTGAAGAGGATGAGTTAATTAGCTACTATGAGAATTATAGTAAAATTAAAGTTCCATTCGTCAATGTTTTTCTTAAAATCGAACCTAATCCAGCTGAGTTAGAGTCTATAAGGAATTCGGTGGATGTTCAAATGAAGGAGTTCGAGGAAGAAGTTAATGTCCGGTTACAAGAGAGTGTTTTACAGATAGAGCAGTCATTAGCGGCTGGGGAAATTATAGAAGACAGAGCTGCTTTAGAAATTGAGAAAGCTCAGAAAATGTCAGAAGTCGCTGTGCAGGAAAAAAGACAAGAACTTATGTCTCAGGCTCAGGATGCTGTTACGAGGATAGAACAGCACGTAATGCGTAAGGACAAATTTGAATCCCTTATGAAATCACGTGAATTTAAATCTAGCGTTGTTGATTTTGTAGACTTCTATGAGACTAGAATTAAGTTGATTTGCAGTGTTGGAGATGATGTATTTTTGTATGAGTATGAACTCCCAATCTCTGAATATCCAATAGTCCCAGTTCCATATTTGTATAGTGGTACCCCATATCCATTATCAGCTGTTATGCCACTTATAGGGAAACAGCAGGAGATTAATAAAGCTCATCAGATTATGATTCATAATGCTAATTTAGCTTCTAATCTACGATGGATGTACGAAGAAGGTTCTGTCGATGAGGATGAATGGGAACAATATTCATCTAGTCCAGGGGCTTTGTTAAAATATAGGCAGGGATTCGCAGCTCCAACTCCTGTATTACCAGCTCCTATCAATAATGCTTTTTATACAATTACTCAGCAAGGTAAGGGGGATGCTGAGTATATAAGCGGTGTTCCATCAGCTATGATGGGATTTGCTCAAGACCAGGCTGAAACATATAGAGGTCTATTGGCGAATGATGAATTTGGTACTAGAAGATTAAAGTCATGGATGTCAAGTATAGTTGAGCCAGCTCTTGAACATCTAGGTCATGTTTTTAAAATGGTAGCTCAAAGGCATTATACTATTGATAAAGTATTCAGAATAGTCCAACCCCAGGCTGGTGGTGAAGGTGGAGAAGATAGAGAATCACGTATTAATATACCAATCTATAATGATTACGGTGAGGCTATCGGAAAATCAATGGAATATGCCGTATCCAAGTTTGACGTTAGAATTGTATCAGGGGCTACTCTCCCAGTAAACAGATGGGCTTTATTAGAAGAATACTTTAAGTGGTTCCAGGCTGGATTGATTGATGATATAGCTATGGTCGCTGAAACAGATATAAGAAATAAAAAACAATTAATTGAAAGAAAAAGCGTGTATTCTCAAATGCGTTCTCAGTTAGAACAACTATCGGAAGCTTTGAAAGATAAAGATGGGACTATCGAAACATTAGAACGTCAATTAGTACAGGCTGGAATTAAAATGAAGGTCCAAGAAGGTGGTGTTGAGGTACGGAAGGATGTACTTCAGACCGAGGCTGAGCAGAAACTTTTAAGAGGTATGATGCGTGGCGAATTTCAAGCGGCTAAAAGAGAATTATCTAGAGAGCTAAGATCAGCTGTTAATGAAGAGAAAAATAAACAAAAAAAAGACTTTGAAGATAGCAGCGAATAGCAGTAGATTAAAAAGCAATCATAAAAAAAGGAATAGTTATGAGTGAAAATGTACAAGTAAGCAACGCTCCTGAGAATGGAGCCCCAGAAAGTACGGCTATGAGTTCTAACGATTTTTTCGAGGCGTTAGATACTCAGGTTAACGGAGGTATCATGGATACCAATCAGCCAAGTCCTGAACAAGCAACCTCTGACCAGTTTGAGCAAGCAGGAGAAGATTTCTTGCGTGAACAAGCTGAAAAACAGAGCCCTTATGTGGATAATAATGCAGCTGATAATATGGCGGATGTTGAAAATCTGCAGAAGAGGTATAGCGATTCTAGTCGTGAAGCTAAGCGATTAAGCGACAAACTAAACGGTATAGAGCCGTATATGCCTATCCTCGACGCAATGAGAGAAGACCCTAATTTAATTCAGCATGTGCGGAGTTATTTTGAGGGTGGAGGTCAAGCCCCTATGAGTATGAAGGAAAAACTTCAGCTAGGTGAGGATTTTGTGTTTGACCCTGATGATGCGATGTCTAATCCAGAATCGGATTCGGCAAAAGTCTTAGGTGCGACGATTGATGGAGTTGTGCAAAAACGTCTTAGTGGGGTTTTAGCCGCTCAGCAGAATGAAAATAAAAAGAAGACTATGGAGTCTGAATTTCGACAGAGACATCAAATGTCAAACGAGGAATGGAGTAATTTTCTTAGTTTCGCCAAAAATAAAACACTCGAATTAGAAGATATTTATTATCTAATGAATCGTGGAAGGCGTGAACAAAACATTGCTCAGAACGCTAATCAGGAAGTGTCCAATCAAATGAAAAGGGCACAGCAAAAACCACAATCTCTCGCCTCTACTGGAAGTCAACCATCTCCTGCAAAATCAGTTGAAGATTCTGTTTTTGAGGAAATTCTAGGGATTGATTCTCAATTAGAGTCCGTATTAGGCTAGAAATAGCTTAATACTAATTAGTAATAACAGTAGTCTAAAAGACTACGAGGAGAGATAGCATGGCAGATTTATTTCAAATCGGTGATGTTAGTAGTTTGAGTGAGAGTGGCTCCGCTATTGCTGGTTCAGCTTTAAGTACTGGTGACCTTAGGCGAAAGTATAACTTTGGTGACCGTGTATCTGAGCTTGCTATTGCGCAAGACCCGTTTTTTCG